GTGGTAGCCGTGAAGCAATCATGGCCGCTGAAAATGAGCGCAACCGCAACATGGGCCTGCAAAACATCATTGGCCAAGGCTACAACACTGCGTTTAACCAAGCGCAAAACCAATACAACCAGTCACAGCAAGCTCAACTGCAAGGTTTGAATACAGCCCTGCAAGGCGCAGGTCAGCTCGGTGCGTTGGGTGGTCAGCAGTTCCAGCAAGGCATGGACATCAACAAGCTGCAAAATGCTTACGGTGGCCAACAACAAGCCCTGCGTCAACAAGGTCTGGACCAAGCGTACCAAGACTTTCAGAACCAGCAGAACTACCCATACAAGCAGTTGGGCTTCATGTCCGACATGATTCGTGGCCTACCACTGGGCCAGCAGTCTGCACAGCAGATGTATCAAGCCCCCGGCAGTGCGTTGGGTCAGCTTGGTGGTCTTGGCTTGGGTGTGTACGGCCTGAGCAAATTCATGGCCGATGGTGGCTTGGCCTACGAGGAGGGTGGTGTTACCCGTGCCTTGAACGATGACGGCGCGTTGGCAGCAGCTATGGACAAGCTCACTGATGAGCAGTTGCAGCAAATCATCCAGCAGCCAACAACAAAGGCGCAGCTTGAAGCCGCCCAAGAAGAACTTGCTATGCGTGCATCTGAGCGCGGTGGTATGGCCAGCGCGTATAACCAACTCGGCCCACAACAGCAGCAGGGTGTAGTAACCGCCGCAAAGGGTGGCATCTTGGCGTTTGCAGATACGGGATTGGTAACTGACCCAATGGGTAACGTGGTGTCTACTGATTCTGGTGGCTCCTCTGATGACCGCACCATCATGGAGAAGCTGGGCATTTTCAACCCAGAAAACCGCCGTGCATTGGAAGCCGCAAACAAACCATCCCCCAAAGCTGACAAAGTTGAATCCCTTGCAGATACTGGGAGGTTTGACCGTTCCACGGCAACGCGCCGCGAAGACTTCATCCCCAGAGGTGAGCCAAAGATTAAGCCTCAAGTTGCTTCAAACCTCAACAAGTTGGCTAAAGATACTGGCACACCTACCAGCTCGTTGATGGATGAGTACACCAAGATGCGTGACATGTTGCGTGGTGAAAGTAAAGGTGAGTTGGAAGCGTTGAACAAACTGGTGGCGCAGTCCGCTGGCCGTGCAGACGAAATCAAAAAGCAAGGCTTAGGGAAAGCCCTAGCTGAGTACGGTTTTAATATGGCGGCTCAAGCCGCTAAACCCGGCGCACGCTTTATTAGTAGCGCCGCCGCTGCATCTCCAGCACTGGCCGCTTCTGCTTCTAAGACAGAGGAATTAGCGCAGGCTGCTCAAGATAACCACCAGAAACTCGCCCTGTCCATGAAGCAGTTTGAGTTGGCACAACGCAAGGGTGACACTACTGCGGCTCTAAGCTGGGCGCAGCAAGTGCGCCAACTGCAACAGGTGGACAAACAAATTGCAATGCAGCGCGAACATTACGCATCGCAGGCTGGTCTGGGTGCCGCACAACTGGCGCAACGTGAGAAACAGTTTGGTGAGATGATGGGCTACCGCAATAAGGTTGCAGATGCCCAAGGTCTTGCGTCTCAAGCACGTATTGTGGGTGAACGCCGTAAAGCCATGCTTGATTTTGACAACGCCAACCGCCGCAAGGAAGCGGAACTCATCAAACAGTATGGTCCTGTACAGGGTAAGTACCAGTACAACCAGTTACGTAATAGCTACATCAATGACGTATTGCAAACTTCACGCGATCAACGTGGAGATATGTCTTCCGCAACGGGCGGTGGTGGTGCAAAATCGGTGTTTGATCTGCTCGACGAAAGCTAATTATGATTGTTACACTGCCCAAAATTGGGGATGTTGAATTCCCAGACAACCTAAGTCCAGAGCAGTTTGACAGCTTAGTTGGTAGATTGGCTACGAAGTACAACTTCAGCCTTCCCAAACCAGACGTAGGATTGGGTGAAATTGCCAAGCGTGGTTTCATGCGTAGCTTGGGAGAAACAGGTATCGCTTTGGGCGATACCATCCCAGCGGCCATCTCAAGCGCGTTTGTGCATGGAGGTGGTGACTACGCCAAGCGCCAGATGGCTGAAGCAGAAGCCAGTCGTGCGGAGCTGCAACAGAAGTACCCCACACGCTTTAAGTCGTACAAAGACATCAACAGCCCATTTGAGGCGCTTGAGTACGGTGCGGAAACCATTGGTGAACTTGCACCCAGTGTTGCTACATCCATCATCCCCGGCGTAGGGGGCACCATGTTAGGCGGGCGCTTGGCTGGCCAAGCTGCGTTCAAAGCGGCATCTGCCGCTGGCCCTGCCTCCCGTGCTGCATTGGCTGGTGTGGAGAAAGCTGCTGAAGTTGGGGCCAAGCGTGGCATGTATGGCGGCGTGTATATGGGTTCGTTTGCCCAGAACACCCCTGAGATTTTTGAAAACATCTACCAAGAGACTGGTAAGTTTGAGCCCGGTGTTGCTGCCCTTGCTGGTGGCTTCAGTGCTGTGCTGGATTCCGCACTGCCAGCAGGTGTGCTCAACTCATTGGGTAAAACTGGCAAGTTGAAAGTCATCGAACAGATGGCTAAAGAGTCTGGTGCCGCACCAAAAGTTTGGAAGTACCTTGGTAAAGAAGTTGGTAAATCTGCCGCTACTGAAGGTCTGACCGAAAGCGCACAAGAAGCCGTCAGCGCGTATGCCGCACAAGTTGCTGGCAGTGCCAAAGGTTTGCTCGACCCAGAGAACATCCAAAAGTACAAAGAGGCGTTCGTCAAAGGTGCTGTGGGTGGCGCTGCGTTTGGTGTCCCCGGTGGGGTGGTCGCTGGCCGCACTGCCAAGAAAGACTTTGCCAATACCCAAGAAGCCAACGAAGCGTTGAGGCTACAGGCCGCGCAGGAAGAACTGGCTCGTTTGCAGCCCACTGGGATGCAGACCCAAATCGAAGGACAGTTCCCCAGAGCAGGCAATACGCAGGCTGACATGGAAGCCGCCCTTGCTGACAACGATGCACGCAAGGCGCGTGAGGTTGAGCTCAATGCTTTGTCGGCCCGCATGGACGAGTTGCGTCCCGGCTCACAAGCCTACGCTGATTTGGAAGCCCAAGTCCAGAAAGCCAAGGACGACATTGCCGCGCTTGACGCCAAGAAAGCCGAACAAAGTGCGTTCTCCACTGCCAAGCCAACACCCGGTACGGGCGGCATGTTTATGCCCGGAGTTGAGAAGGCGCGTATTGAGAAGAAGATTGACCAAGAGCAAGGTATGCGTGGGTTCGCCTTTGGCGATATGGGCGCGACAAACGCGCCTGCTGACCCCGTGACAGAGCAAGTTCTCAAGGCACTGCGTATTCCTGCACGTTCCAGCCTTGCTGTTGACCTGCTTGGCATCGACATGGCTACGCCCGAAGGCGTGCGCAAGTTCATCCAGACAATGGAAGACCCCCAGAAAACGGGCACCATCAACATCAACGAAGACAACTACCAGACTGTGCTCGACAGCCTCTATGCTGATGGCCGTGGTGGTGAAGTAGAAGCCGCACGTGCGGAAATGAAAGCGGAGCCTACCTCTGAGAAAACACAGAAGCAACAGTCAGCCACCCGTCAATTCGCCTTTGGAGATAACAGTGCTGGACAAACTAACACCACAACAGGTGGAGCAGGCCCTGCTGTGGCTCCACCAACCCGTAAGAGAAGCACCACCGGAGGAGCTGAAACATCTACACGAGATGGAATGGTATCTACTGAGCCGGATGCTGGACTGCCTGCTGGTGGAGAAAGCCAGCCAGCCGCTACAGTAACGGAAGACCAAAATGCGCCTGCCCCTGCTCCTACTGCTGGTGAGTCTGCTCCTGCTCCTGCACCTCGTAAGGGACGAAAGAAGACTCCTCGCAAGGCTTCTGAAATTTCCTTTACCGAAGAAGATAAAGCACCGGCTCCTGCTGCGGCTACTAAAACTGTAGCAATGCCGTTCAACCAAGACTTCGGTGTAATCGGAGAAAAACTTGGTGATCAAGCCGCAAAACGCGGCCTGCGTGAAAAAGAAAAAGATGCCCGTGCTTATTTCGGTCGGTCTACTGTGCCATTCGCACTCCGTGCCATCGCCAACGACTTGGTGTATCAACCCACTGCATATCGCAACTCAAAGATGAAATCCTTTGAGGGTAAGGGTGAGCCAGAGACTTACTTTGCATCCGAAGCAGAGGCCAACCAGTTCAAAGGCCAAGGTGGTATCCACGCCAAGAACGCCGCAGATTGGGTGTACAACAACATGTCCCCAGAAGCCATCCTGTACATGGATGAGTGGGTTGCCAAGTACGAGAAAGAAGCTGGCCGTTCGGAAGCTGCGTTGAAGAAGCTCAATATCAAGCAAGAGTCAACTGCCGCGTTCAATGAGCAGATGGAAGCCGACAATGCGGCTGACGCCCAAGCCAAGGCAGAGAGTAAAGCCAAGAAGAAGGCTGAGAAAACCAAGGCCAAGAAGGAAAGCAAGAAGGCCAAGAAAGCCCCATCGGTGCAGGACGCTGTGAGTGATGTGTACTACGACCAGCACGTAGATGATGACTTGGACGGTATCGTCAACTCTGCCGATGATCGCTTCAACGCATCTGAAGAAACCGCTGCCCTGCATGGCGAAGCGCATCCGTTTGTACTCCAAGCCTTGGAGCAAGGTGACTTGGTTGGCGCTGTGCAAGGTGTTGCTGATTCCAGCACCAGTTCGATTGCCCAAAAGGTTGCCAATATCTTGGTGCCATACCTCAAAGGTGTTAAGTTGGTATACGGCGCTGAGAAAGCCCAGTACGACCCAAAGACCAACACCATCTACTTGCCTAATAACGCCAGTGAGTATGAGATTCTGCATGAGGCTTCTCATGCCGCACTGTCACATGTTTTGGCAAACCCATCACACCCCATCACCAAGCAGCTTTTGCAGATTTTCAATCAGGTGAAAGGCGACATTGACGGTGCCTACGGCGCTACGGACTTGCAAGAGTTCGCCGCTGAAATCTGGAGTAACGAAGCCTTCCGTAGCCGCTTGAAGGAAATGCGCACCGACTCCCCCACCCTGTCAGTGTGGGACAAGATTATGAATGTCGTGCGCAAGATGTTTGGCTACCCACCCAAGCAGACCAACGTGACCGATGCCGTTGACCGCCTGCTGAATGAGATTGTTGGTGCACCGCCTGCTGAACGCATTGGTGAGACTATGTATGCGCAGTCCATCAATAAGCCAAACATCGCACAACAAGCTATGACAAGCATGGGTAACACCATCACGAGCCTGCCTGTGATGAACAGCGAACGCGCAGTGAATTTCCTTGCCGCTACTGAACGCATGGGTATCAGTTTCCGTGAGGCTACTCAACGTTTCCTGAACTTGTCCGCCTTGGGTGAAGTTGGTGAGAAGATCGTGGGCAAGGACTCGATTGAGTTTGCCCGTTCTGTGGACGGCATGGTGGGTTACCGTGAGCAGCTTCGTGAGAAGCTGAAGCCAATTGCTGACCGCCTGAACAAGTACCGTCAGAACGCCAACTACGACACATGGTCGCGCCTTGTGCATGAGACGTCACGCATGGACGTGAATCCAGAGGCTCCCTTGAGCCAGTACAAAGGTGCGCCAGATCGTGAAGCCGCATGGAAACAATACAACGCTGAGTTCAACAAGCTGACCCCAGAGGAAAAGCAGTTGTACCGTGATGTGTTCGGTGCGTACAAAGGTTTGTTCAAAGAGTTGAAAGCATCTCTGTACAGCAGCTTGCAGGAAACATTCCCTGATGAGGCCCAAGCACTGTCTGCGTACAACAAGATCATCGACCAGATCACGAAGATGGGCATTGACCACTACGTGCCTTTGTACCGTCAGGGTGACTACTGGTTGACCTACACTGACAAGTCGGGTGATGCCGTATCTGAGTTGTACAACAGCCAAGCTGAACGTGACTTTGCACGCCGTAAGCTGGAAGCCGAAGGCAACACAGGCTTTGATGAGTTCTCCCGCATTGAGCAGTTCACCCACAAGAATGTTCCACGTGGAACAATGGCCGCGCAGATCGTGAAGATCATGCGTGAAGGCAACGCCGATGATGCCGCTGTCGATAAGTTCTTGCAATTGATCGTGGCCGCTATGCCAGAGGCCAGCTTGCTCAAGTCGTTCCAAACACGTAAAGGCACCGCTGGTTATGTAAATGATGTGGCTATGGCTTTTGGCAACGTGACCAACAACGTCACCCGCCAGTTGTCCTTGATGCGCTACGGTGATCGTATGCGCCGCCTGTTGTCGAACATGAAAGAGACTGCCGCAGGACTGCGTGGTGATCAGCAGAACCGTGCCGTTGAGTTGGTTCGTGAGTTTGAAGACCGCCAGAACTACGCCATGAACCCCAAGGTCGCTGACTGGGCACGCTATGCCAGCACGGGTTCGTTCTACTTTAACTTGGCTGGTAACGCATCATCCGCCGTGGTCAACACGTTGCAGACTCCAATGATTGTCTACCCGCTTTTGGGTGGTCAGTATGGCTGGGTTGAGTCAGGCCGTGCGTTGCTGAAGGCATTGAAGCTGTACAGCAGTAGCGGTGCGAAGCGCGAAGTGACCGACATAAACGGTAACAAGGTGGTAGAGGATAGCTGGCTGGACATTGGCCCATCCGTTGCAAACGCTACCAGTATGGGCAGGTCGCCTGAGTACGCCGCACTGATGCAGAAACTCAAAGACCTTGGCTTCTTGCAGTCTTCAATGGCCTATGAAGCCTTGGGTGTGAACGACAAGACTGGCAAAGAAGTTACCACGGCGTCTAACTTAGGCCACAAGACTGCCGTTATTTCTACCTACATGTTCCACCATGCAGAGCGCATGAACCGTGAAGTCACGGCGATTGCCGCCTACGATTTGGAAATGCAGCGTCTGGCTAAAAAGGGCATCAAAGGCGAAGCCGCGCAAGCACAAGCCATCGAAGCCGCAGTCAAGCTCGTCCAGTTTGCGCACGGTGCTGGTCATACTGAATCCGGGCCAAGCATCGGTCATTCAGACATTGGTAAAGTTCTTACCGTGTTCAAGCGTTTCGGCTTCACGATGTATAACATGTTGTTCACCACCATGTTCAAGGCGCTGCCGGTTGAAGGTGCTACGGGTCAACAACTTGAAGAAATCAAAGCCGCACGCCGCCAGTTGGTTGGTATCTATGGCACAGCGGCGTTCTTTTCTGGTGCCAAAGGTCTACCCCTGTACTGGATTGCTGAACTGGCGTACAACATGGCAAACGATGATGACGAAGATGACTTCGACACTGTCATGCGTAAATATCTTGGTGAGTTCGCGTTCAAAGGTCCAGTCAACTACATCACCAACCTCGGCATCGCTGATCGTGTGGGTTGGACTGACTTGGTGTACCGTGAGAACAAAGGCGACAAAGCTGACGCCAGCGCACTCAGCCAGATTACGGAAGCCATCTTTGGTGCGCCGTATGCCATCATCAACAACATGTTCCGTGCGCAGGAACTTGCCAACGATGGGCACATAGAGCGTGCGATTGAAGCTGCCCTGCCTATTGCGCTACGCAACGTGTTGAAGGGTATCCGCTACGCCACTGAAGGTGTAAACACTCTGCGTGGTGACCCAGTGATGGGTGAGGTAAACGGCTACAACGCAGCGATGCAGGTCTTAGGTTTTGCACCTGCTGACTTGTTGGCTCAGTATGAAACCAATGCGATTGCGAAGAAGCAGGGTGACACGATCACCAAGATGGAGCAGAACTTGCTCAAGAAATACTACGTGGCTCAACGTGAAGGCGACTACGAGCGTGCGGATGAACTTGAGGCAAAGCTGTTTGAACTTGGTGACAAGTATCCTGAACTCAAAATCACAGGTGCAACATTAACCAAGTCGGTTAAGGCACGGGACAAAATCTCGGAAGACATGTACCACGGGGTGCAGTTGAACAAGAAGTTGCGCCCCCTGATTGAAGAATCAATCCGACAACTTGAGGACTGAAAAAAACCCCCCCAACCTTTCAGTCGGGGGGTAAGGAGAACAGCAACCACAAGAGAGAGAGGAGATCAGTTGCTAGGCGAACTCTAGCACAAGATCATTTGACACGCCAGAACCTCACTCCATGTGTGTTGCCCTCCACGCAAAAACGGTATTTAAGTTTCATCCCTCGCTGCCGCGCAGACTTGTCTATTTCTTCTGATAACACATTGGGTGTTAGCGTTGGGATATAGAAAGAACTACCGACAACGAACTTATGCCATTCAATAACAACAGGTACGCCGCTATTATAAATCGTCATCGCTAGGCGAAGCGGGTGGGGTGTTGTCTTCAGGGTCAAGGACTGTTGCCTTCGCACAATCCACCACCAATGCACTCACAGGCGGAGTAGACATTGCAGACCCACGGGACATGGATTTCTTCAGGGTGCCAGCACAGGCACCCATGCGTTGCAGGTCATCGACCAGCCCTTTGTACGACACTTGGTTTTCACTGCACCACTCACGCAAGAGCTTGACGGTGATGAACAACTGCTTCGTGTCGGGTTCATATCGTGTGATGAGTTCCCCACGGGGTTCTCTGATTGGCGCTTCGGTAAGCCCAGAGCGTTTGTCCACGGTGCTGTTGATGACCAGCATATTGTTGTTGTGCTCATTAAGAAATAATCCCAAGTGAGCAAGAGGGCCAGCCACCCCGGGGCGCACTTCAACGCGCATCCTACCAATTGTTTCCACAGCCCATGCGTAGATGTTCTCAACCGGTATGTTGTGTAGACCCAGTTTCTTGGTAATCACGCCTGACGTGATGGCACATGCCGCAGTAGCAGACCAGAACCGTTCACGCTGAGTGAGGCCAGCCGCTTTGTCAAACTTACGCTGGATTTTCTCCAACATCTTTTTCACTTCGGGCAGGTTGGCAATCACGTAGCGGATGAACACTTCACCAGCCACGCCGTAGTTATCGTACATGCCGTTGAACGCATTGTCGGACTCAGCCTTGGTCATGTCATCCGTCTTGGAAACGTTGAACTCCAAGATACGCATCAACTCACCTTCGGGAAAGTCTTTCAGGTTGTACAACTGATCGTACAAACTCTTGTTGCCTGACGTAATGGCGATCATGGCCCAGCGTAGTACGTTGCTTCGTTCAGCGTTCACTTGGGACTGCATACGGTTGCGGCCTCGACCGTGCGTAATACCGTAGCCCATGTTACTGACTTCCTCGTCAGCCATGTTGGTCAGTTCGTCAATCGTCACCGAGATGTTGCCAAGCACAGAGATACGGTGCATACGCGCAAGGTACTTGTCTTCTTGGTTCATCAACGTCTCAACGGGGCGACCCCAGATACTGTTGACCATGTGCTGAATGGTTGTCTTACCCACACCAGAACCGTTGTTGGTCAGGTGGATGATCGAGCCACTCAGCTTAGTGAACTTGAACAGCGCAGAACCAAAGCCAGCGAACAGCGTGAACGCACGGACTTCGTTACCAGCACGTGCGTAGTTGTTGGCTACCTTCGCCCACTCGTTGACATTGCCTTTCTTGGTGTACAGCGTGGCTAGTTCAGCGGTTGCCGCTGACGATGGACTGTAATTGACGCCTGACGCCGTGATCTCACGGTTGCCTACTACGAACTTAGTGTCGTCTTCACACCAGCCAAATTGTTGTCGTGCCTTCTCAGCTTCGGACAGTTGTTGCAGTTCACTCACCCAACGTGTTACATATCCCATAAGTGCATCCAGTTTCTTGTTGTACGCAGTCACGCCCTGAAAGGCGATGACTTCCCTAAATTTATCTTTCGACAGAACGCTCGACAGTGGGCACGAAAACTCACGGATGCCATCCTTCGGCATGTGCAAGCGCATCCACAAAGATTCACCAGCATCTGGGTCAGTCAGCCGTTTGACCACATAGAAGTCGTACTCGTACACCAGCGTGTCGCGTTCTTCCTCATCGTCCTCATCATCTTTTTTCTTCTTGCCCTCAGAAGGCAAGCCCCGTTTGTAGACCCCACCGTTTTTTCCACGGAAATATGGAAACGGGTATTCAGGAATCTCAACCGTGATTTCTTCTTCCAGCGTAGCGTTGCGCATCACCACGATGTTGTCTTCTGCTTTGGCTTCCGCAATCTGTGCGCCAATCTGGATGGGCGAAGTAATCTTGTTGCGGTTGGGGCAGTCAACACAGCCTGTGGGGTTCAGGCTATTAAAGGTCGCGCACTTATACGGTTTTCCGAATAAAGAGTCAGCTTTTGTTTTGGTGTCACGTGGGTCGTATTCCTCATGCGCGTGGGAAATTTTATGGATGGCAAGTTCACCGTCTTCACAGTTCACCGCGATTGAAAGGCCCGCCCTCCACAGTGGCTCCTCAACTTCTTGCTGATTGCGGTATATGTGGACCAATTGAGCACAGCCCTTACCCTGCGCACTTTTGCGCATGATCGTGCCAAACCTTGACACGCTGTTACCCATCAAGGCGCGGGTGGTTGCGTCTATTGGTCGGCGGTGCGTGGGCACAGCGAAGCCCAACTCATCATTCACGGCTTCTTCAGTACCTGCACCCACAATCGCTTGGAACTTCTCAAACTCCATAGAGCCTGACATGAGAATCACATCAACTTTGGCAGGGGGTGAGTCTTTGTGGTTCAGCGTCTCAGGGATACGCAAGATACGTGCGGCATCCGCAGTCACTGCGGGGTCAGCTTTGAGGTCGTATGCGGCGCAGAACTTCTTGAACGCTTCAGCCGTGGGCTTCCAATCGTTGTAGAAAATTGCTTTGGTGAGTGTCCAGTAGGCGTGTACGCCACGGCCTGAGTTCACTATCGTTGGGCGTGGTAGCCCTGTGTCTTTAACAAACTGCTTGAGTGCATCTAAAGCAACAGCTTGGTTTTCGTATGGCTTGTTCTCGCCGCAGTCAAGGTCAACCCAAAATGATTTGAACCACTTTGCGTTTTGTGCGACACGCCCTTCTGAGGCGTTTAAATATTTGGCGCAACCGAAGTACGCATCGTACCCCTGTGCCAACAGCCCATCTACTACACCGTCTATTTCTTCAATTGTCTCTACAAAAGTCTGCCTCGGAGCACCCTTCTTGAGTCCCACTACACAATACATGCCTTCGTCAGCAAGCACTGCGGAGAGGAAAGGAATCCTTGAGGTCATTGTTCGCTCTTTTGAAAAACCGAAAGTTTGCTGGCGACAAACTTGCGATTACGATTTATTGGATTTGAGTGTCTTGATCAACTCACGGATGGTGTCGCGCATAGCGGGGTGAGGAAGCGACTTCCCCAAGAACCACATGTAAACAGCTTGCCGTGAGACTGACAGATACTCCGCTACATCTTGCACTGGGATGTCTTTGGACACGCAAATGCGCCCAAGCATCACCCCAATGTGCTCGTTGTCAGCCGCTTTGTTCGCTTGCACGAACTTGCGTGAGTAACCTTTGTTGTTCATATTATTGTGGGGTGGGCGAACCCACCCCCTTTTTTACCGTTTCAGTTTCCAACGAACCCAGTCAACTATGTCGTTCAACTTCCAACCGACCCATACGCCGATCACAAGCGCCAACCCCATAGCAACGAGAACGTCACCACGTCCTGCGAAAATACCCACGGTGCTCATTGCTCAATCTTCTTCAGCGTCTTGGGGATTTCCAAATTGCAGGTGTTCTCCTGTTTAGCCAAGACAGCACGTGCTTTGAAGTCTTCGTCTTTGTAGCAACCAAGGTTGCCCGAAACTGTTGAGCATTTGAGTTTGATCTCGGTAGCCTTCGATTGTGCGTTGATCAAGTCAACACTCGCCCAACCGTCTCCTTGAGGGCAGGATGCCTGCTGTGTACTATCACCACGGGACAAGATATTATTTTTCTCATACCCGTTTTCAGCACGCCACTTTTGCGCGTTGTAGCGGCTGTTGTCATTGGCGATAGCGCGTTGAGTTTCGAGGGTGTCGAAAGACACTTTCTCATCTTTGCACCCTGTGAGAAGTGCGGCGGAAATAGCGATAGTTGTAACGATCAATTTTTTCATGGTTCTCTCCTGTGATTAGATACGGCTCATTGTTGTTGGGATGGGTACGATGTAACCAGCCATTGGAATGTTTCCACTCTTGGCGTTTGGTTGGTTGTAGAAGATGCGTGTGTCCAACGTTTTAGATGTGTGAAAACTTTTCGGGGCAGCCGACATCACATCTGCAATCGCGTTGTCCAATACATCTGTACGGCCTGTCTCTGCCGCTGTCATCAAGTTGTGTTGCAGTTGAATTGGCAACATGCTGTGGTATTTGTGTTTCATGTGTTCTCCTGAAGTGGGGGCCGAAGCCCCCGTGTGTTAATTACTCTGCCCAATCGTCCAAGATTTCGCTCACATCTTTCGGTGCGGCTTTCTTAGCGCGTTTGGTTGGTTCAGCTTCTTCGGCTTCAGCTTCGTTCACCACCTTTGCGGCAGGTTTGACTTCTGAAGGGGCGGCTACTGCTTTTGGCTTCGCGCCGTCCAAAGTTGCGGGTGTGCTGGCGATAGCGGCCTTGGCTTCTGCTGACTGACCCTTCTCTTGGGCTACTGCCATCTCGTCAGCTTCCAATGGGCGCAGTGCCTTGAACGTCAGCTTGGGTGTTGCACTGGCTGTGTCGAAACGCATCTCGGTCACGACCGCTGTGATGGGCAAGCCGTGGCTACCCAAGAACTTAGCGTATGCCTGCAAAGGCATTTTGCCGTTCTCAACGTTGCCGAAGATTGACTGAGCAGGGAGTGTCAGTTGGTACACATCGCCTTTGAGGTCGTTCTCAAGGGTGACTGCCAATCGTTGGCTGTAACGGCAAGCACGACCTGTGCCCTGTGGGGCAGAGCCTGCGATGTTCTGTGGGCATGTGGCGCACTTACCAGATTGAGGTTCGCTGACTTTGGAGTCTGGGGAGACACCATCGTTTGACCAGCATGAGGGGGCAAGGATTTGTCCTTCAACATAAGTGTCTGCATAGTAACTACGGGATACGTGGGCGTTAGCCGCAACGATAACAATGGGCATGGCGCGGTCTTCGTTTTGTGCGATTTCTTTGCCGTCAACGATCATGCGGAACACACCGCCCTTGATTGAGATACGCTTGCCTGAGCCACCACCTGAACCCATAAGGGCTTTGGTCGTGTCGTCCAGTTCAAGATTACGCAAGTGTGCGGGGAGGGTGTTGCCGCCTTTGGCGAATAAAGTCATTTCAGTCATTACAGTTCTCCTGTGGTTTCGGTTGGTTTATTGGTGTTGGTCATGGCTACAAGGTCTGTGCGTTTCACACGCACCTTGGTGCCTACTTTGAAGTGCGGGATTTTCCCCGCTTTGATTAGGGTGTAAACCGTTTGGCGGGAAACGCGCAAATACTTTGCGACTTCCTCAACGGTCATGGTTTCAGCTTCCACTTGTGCTTCTCCTTACAGTTACTGAATATTTGCTGTCTACATTGACGCCGGGGGGCATCATGTCTGGGTTCTCATCCAAAAGTTGTTTCAGTGTGGACTGACTAATGCGCTTTTCCAGAAGGTCAGGCATTTGGTGTTCCAAAATGAATTTGTGCATGGATGCCCAATCACTCGTCCAGTAGCGGGTTTTGACACCGCGCATAACCGTACCGTGCTTGGTCTTTAGGCTATCGGCACCTACGGACTTGCAGAGTTCAAGCAACTTGGCCTCTACCAATTCCATCTGTGTCTTCACGCCACCGTCAGCGTCTTCGTACTCGCGTAGAAGTTCTGCTCGTCTGTCGCGCATCTTGATGTAAGCGGCGACAAGTTTGTCTGCTGAAATTTCTTCAGTCATATCGTTCTCCTTCTCTCTAGTGCTGTTAATGTACCATCAAACTTTACAAAGTCAAGTATTGTTAACTCAGTATTTCCCCGTACAGATCAATAATTTTGTTATGAATATCGACTTTGTTATACAACATGGTGTACATGCGTCTCTCTACACCACTTCCTTGCAAGTGCACAACAACGGATGGGTTCTTTTGTCCTGCCCTGTGAACCCGTGCATTGCATTGCAAGTATGTCTCTACGGACATTACTGGACTCCAATACACAATCGTGTTGGCGGCATGGAGTGTGACTCCATGTGACGCCGCTTGCGGCTGTATGACTAACACTTGTGGGCTGTCGGTCGTTTGGAATCTCTCAAAAATTTCTGTGCGTTTACCTGCGGATACACCGCCATGAATGACTGCTGTGGAGTAGCCGTGCTTCTTGAGGTCTTCTGCTACCAACTCAATCGCATGACGGAATGGCACAAACACCAGCACCTTGTGGCTGGACTCCTCAATCACTTCCCGCAGAATCGCCAAGCGGTTGCTGGCATCGAACTGCACAACTTCACCTGTGTCGGAATACACCGCGCCACCTGACAGTTGTAGTAACTTGTTGAGGTTTGCCGCCGCATTGACGGTTGTGATTTCTTCGCCTGCCGCTTGCACGATTAACTGACGGCGGAGTAACTCGTAATATTTTTCCTGCTGTGCACTGAGTGGTACGTCACGGGTTACGTAGGTCATCTCTGGTAAGTCCAGACATTGTTCCTTGGTAAAACGTACTGCTGGTTGTAGCGCCTTGTGCACCACATTGTTGGCGTCTGGTTTGGGCACCCACTTGAACTGCGTAACCTTGTTCATCACTTGGTCTCGGAATCCACCAAAGAACCGTGGCACGTTGTTGGGGTTGACCAGTTTGGCAATTCCATACGCATCGACCGGCGACTGTGAGGCTGGCGTTCCTGTCAACATCCATAGCCATGTCTCAGGAAGGATGAGCTTACTCAATACTTTCCACCGCTTCGTCTGAGGATTTTTATAGGCGTTCGCTTCATCCACGACGATCAAATCAAAGCCACCGTTGGCAACGGCTTCCGACACGATCTCCAAGCCGTCAAAGTTGATGATGACGAACTCAGCATCACCCGCAATAATGTCACGGCGCTTCTCTGGCTTGCCGTATGCAACATCTACCCTGCGGTGCATAGCAAACCTGAACAAGTCATTACGCCATGCAGAGTCCATGATGGACAAGGGGCAGATCACCAACACACGTTTGATGATCTTTTGCGTCATCAGATAGTCAGCCGCCCAGATTACCGATGCTGTCTTGCCTGTGCCCTGCTCGTTGAAGCAGAAGCCACGGCGGTGCATGGTGAGGAATGACGATGTAACTTTTTGATGGTCGAACGGTTTATACAGTCCCGGCCACTTGTACGTACCGTTGATGGGTGATGGCACGTCAATACGTAAATTCTTGAGCACGATGGATTCTTCCAAGCCCCAGTTCACCAACACACTGGCGGTCTGCCCATCATCCTCAATGACTTTGCTCTTTGGAATCACCGTGGTGATTCGATCAGGGTTGCGTACCTTGAGCAATAGTGCTCTGTTCTCAATGATCTCCATGCTCTCTCCGATAGTTATGCTCTCCAAACACGGTGTGTGGTTGGAGGGGTCGGCACCTTGCGGGTGCCAGTCGGCTAAATCACTACCCCCAGAAAGGTAACGGATAGCTTTAGCTGGTGCGGTTGGGTCTCATGGGGGCCAAACCCCGTACTGTGTCTACTACTCACACCTTACATTGACACAGCACAACAGATTACTTCATTGATCTATCAGGGTTACGCTTGAAAGATCGGTTCTTTGATGGGGCTTGCAGGGTGTAGCCTTCCTTGTTGCTACCACCCTTACTCAGTGCAACCTTGTGGGCAACATCTTTACCCTTGCGGTCAACACCTTTTTTATCTAACGCTCTACGCGCACGTTGGCGTTCCATACGTGCTTCGTGTGCACCTGCACGTTTCTTTTCCAATTCCCACTCATGCTTCGCATCGCGGTCTGATTTGTTCTTGTACGGCATTAGGCTTTCCTTCCGTTGTGATGACAATCTAGCACGGGACACCATCCCTTGCAAGTGAAATTCTGTTTGGGGTTGAACACCCCTGTGGCATACGCTGTCTCTCTAGACACAAGTGCGTTGTCCAACTGCGAAAAAATGTTAAACCCAGTATCTGCTTTGTACTGCGCTTTGATGAAGTCACCGACCACTACGAACAACAAGCCACCCTTGACGGTTTGAACATCAGGGAAGTGCACGAACACACAAGCCGCCATCAGTGCAAGCTGTTTAGGGTCAGCGTAGCGACTGCTCTTGCCTGTCTTGTAGTCAACAACACGGGCTTCTTTCTTGTCCTTGTTGATGATGATCAGGTCAGCCACCCCACGGTACCAAACATCTTTGGCAAAGAAGTCGCAGGGCACAAGGCGTCCGTCTTCCTTCTTAATGCCCATCTTCATCTCGCAGTGCTTCTCACCTTCAATGGCGTTCAGCTTGTCCAACATCGGCACCATGTAGTTGTACTTGGCGGGGACTGGTTTGCCATCACGGATGTATTCTTCTGCGGCAAGGTGTACGTCCTTGCCATACATCATCGCTTCGCTCTCAGGCTCCTTAATATCTTTCAGCACCCGCAGGTGGTGATACTTCTTAGGGCACTGATCAAACAGCGTGATGCTGGAATAACTCCATGCTGGCACTTTGGTCATCGCTTTGTTTCTTTCATGTGGATGATGGCGTTATACATCATCTTTGTTTCAACAATCGCTTCCAAGGCGGCGGTAAGTGCTTCGTCATACTTGTTGTGCAACATCGCTTGGTGTGCGCGTTCAAGTGCATCCTCAGCCTTCATGCACGGTTGCGCGTAGTCAATCAACTCAACAGTCCCCATAACTCTCTCCATATCCTGCTTCACAGTTCAGCGGAATACCTTTTGCCCATTTGGGCACGTGCCTCATACACTGCATCACGTAGTCCATAGCTTCTTGTGCTTCTTCCTTGGGAGCCACACACGCCACAGCATCGTGAACAGTCATTACTACACGGTACTTCTTCGCTATCAATAACATCTGCTCACCAATGATGATACGTGCCAAGCCCTGACAAATGTTCTCTGTCAACTTGCCGCCGTACAACTTCACTGGCCCTTTTCGTGAGTCATAAATATACTGCAATTTACCCTGCGGGTCTACCATTTTTCGCAGGTTTGGGTACCGCTGGTACAAACCATTAGGCATCAAGATTCCCGCCTTGTGTATCTCAATACAACCGTTGCCCCACCGTGCGGTTTGCCCTGCGGCTAGAGCACTAATTGCCGTGGAGCCTGCCTGCCACAAAGCAGGGATGTAGGGGTAAGTGTCGCGGTAGGTCTTGATGATTCCAGCGGCTTCTGGTTCACTGACCTGCACACCGAAAGTCTTGAGTTGCGCTTGGAACTTCGTACCGCCCATGCCATAGCCTGCGCCAAGAATCGTTGTTTTCCCAACGAAACGCTCTTGCGCCGATATATCTTCACGCGCTTTGTTGTAGATCGCTGACGCCATGATCTTGTACACATCTTCACCATTGGCAAATGCCTCCACCAAATCTGTTTGTCCTGCAAACCATGCAAGCACCCGTGCTTCAATCTGTGATGAGTCGCAGTCAATCACCACGTAACCCTCTGGTGCAAGGATGGACTTCTTCAACTTGTTCGCGTTCTCACCACGTGATGGGAAGTTTTGGAAATTGAGTTTGTCCGACCCACCCCACCGTCCCGTGTGGGCGGCGTAGTAAGCGAGAGGTACAGGTATCAAGCCACGGGTGGCAATCCCAATCAGGCGCTCGGTTCTGGTTTCCTCCAACGTAGTTTTGTTACCCAATCGTGCGGCAACAAGTGTCTGCACACGTTCATCAGGGTGTTCAGCCAGCGCCTTGAAACCTTCGTCACTCTTAGCCAGCGCCAACGCTTCCTTGCCCGTAGTCGGACTGATCTTCATGGGCGGTTCAACACCAAGCCCACGTAGTAGTTCTGCAAACTTGTTGTTGGACATGAGGTCTTCCAACTGTGCGCCTGCCGCCGTAAGAAGTTTGGACTTCCTATCACGTACTTCTGTGAGATGGTTTTCAAGTAGTTCTGGATCGAGCCTCAAAACAGGTTCTGTAAACATCCTGATAGTGAGGTCAATCAGCTTGAGTTCCAGCTTCGATGTAGAAGCCGCCAGCATTTCGTTCAGCAGGATGATGAACAACTTGTAGGTCAACTCCACATCGTTCTTGCAATACAAACCGTATTGACGTAGTTCGCTTGGGGAAAAGTCCTCGCGCTTCATGTTGATCGCCCACACGGTGTCATCACCCTTCTGACCAAGCCCGTAGTGCTGTGTCAGCTTGTGTAGGCTACCGCCAACTTCCGTACCGTGAATGGCACGTGCCATGCTCAACGTGTCACCGATTGCCATAGGCTTGATGTTGAAGTGCCAACTCAGGATTGCCATGTCAAACATTGCATTGTGTGCAACCGCCATGCTGTTAGCCCAATCGAACGTCTGCAAGTAGCTGTACGTCTCAAGGTAGTCGCCACTAAACCAATCTGCGGGTTCATCGTTGACTTTGACGGACACACCAATCACATGAAAGCGCGGGTCACGAACGTACTCCTCTGTCGTTTGCTTCTTGAAACCCAAGTCACCATTGGTGAAGTACGTCTCAAAGTCCACTGTTATTACGTTCATAAATCCCTTAAAAGTTCAGCCCAAAGAACGATGATACATACGGTATGAATTCGTCCTTCCTGAACGTACCCATTTCGCCCGTCACGTTGTGCGTGATGCCAAACCTATCTTCATCCACGTTCCACAACCGATAGTCACCTATCTCTATCCATGCACGTTTTGCTTCGTATGCTTCTTGTTCAGTCATTTGCTTGCCCTCGCTATATCTGCTACTGCGTAGTACTGCTTGATAACATCTGGATGCGCGTCTGCTATCCACAATAACAACGCCTTCATGTCTTCAAGGTCTTTCCTCAACTCGTCAATGCGTATGGCATGGTCATTGGTCACTTGCCCAATGTTCACCAGTGAGTCAACGGTCAGGTTTAATTGATTGTTAATTTGGCTTTTTACGCTGTACATATCCATTGGGCGCATCGCTGGTGGCTTTGAATATACGTGGTTGTCTTGGTGGTTCATCTGCTGGCCTCCGTTAAATCTCCTATTGCGTTGTATTCCGCAAAGATAGTTGGGTGTGTGGTGGTTGCCCAATCCATGAATCCCTGCATGTCTTTGAGTTGTTGCTTCAACGCATCAATGATGTTGGCATGATCACTCAGCATAAGCATCACATCTGCCATCAGCTTGTCCTGCTCTTGCGCCAAGTCGGTCATACTGCTTATGCGGTCACCGTTCTGTATCTTTGGTCGTGCGGCAGGGCGGTCACGGTACCTCTCCCATGCTGTTGGTGCTTTACTCATCTGTTCTCTCCTGCTTCGGTTATGTCCAGCAAGGCTTTGTGTTGCGATTGCAGTTCCTCATAGTTCTCCACAGTACGTTGCAGGATGTACCGCAACTCCTCTACTTCCTTCTTCAACTCCATCATTTCACCCCACGGTGTCATCGCCCCTTGTGTCCACGTTCGTGGGTTTGGGTTGTTCAGTATGGTGTTGTGCTGTTGTAGGATTGAATTTTGAAGCTGTGACGGGTGCACGTTGTTCCATCCCCCCGCCTGTTGTGCGGGGTTCGTGTTGGTAGTTGTTGTGGTGTGGGTCAGACCACTCTGCCCACCAAGGATGCCGTCAAATATCCCCATTGCCTACCTCGTACTTCACCGCTTGGCCTGACGCTTTGACTTGTGCCGCCCCGTACCCCCGCGCCATTTTTTCCCACTCATTGGTTTTACCCAACTCCTCCAACTCGCGTATGGATACGTATTGCTCCAACAACTCAGGGTGCGTTTCTTTCACCCACTCGTGAAATTTATCCAAGGGTCTCATTCGATTCCATATAGCTTCCATCGTGTTGTTTTGGGATGTGAGTCGGTCATGTAGGGTATTGATTTGTTTCATAACAAACGGGTGGATGAGCGCTTCCTTATCCACAACTGCCCCAGTTAATTCAAGTCCAGTATCTTCTTGTTCAATCATTTAATTTCTCCAAAAAATTTGTGTTTAGCTTCGTACTCTGCCGCTTCAATTTCTTTGACTGCGTTGTACTGCTCGATGATTTCGGGATAGGTGTCCTTAATCCACCCTAGTGCCTTGCGCGTATGTTGACTGGTGATGATTTCCGTCTTCAAGGCGTTCTCCAATTCAAGAATCTTCTGCCGCACCTGTGGGTCAAGGAATGGGTTGCTACGCCACTCACCAAGTTCTTGTTCTTTAGGTTCGTTACTCATATTCCTAATTCCCTTTTTAGTCTGTTTGGTTCTTCTGACGCTTTCTGCAAGTCCATCAACGACTTGTACTGCACGTATGTTTCGGGGTACACCTCCAGCAACCATGTATAAAAGCCATTGATGTGTTCGATTTTTTTCTTGGCGTGGCGCACCTCTGCACGTAAGTCATTCATGTCTGCCTTATGTTCCGCGCCTGCCTCGGCCAAAGCCTGTTTTACTTCCCGCAAAAGCTTCGATTCAAACCCATCACGCGCCCAATCTTCGATGCCACTTGGGGGTCGGTTGTACGCCATGTCAGCCACCAAAGATTTGCTTCAGTTCAATATACAACTCACGCGCCTGCAATACGCTCAGACCATCCAACGCTTCTTTGGCAGTCCATGTGGATTTGATGGTGGGTGCAGTGTTGTGGGTAGCTGTGGTGGGTATGGGTTGTGGCACTAAGTCACTGATACCAAGCTGTACCCCCACCGATTCGCGCTCTGCGGCCTTCGCCGCTTTTGCGGCACGGGCTTTCTCTGCACGGGCAACTGCGGCTTTGTAGCGTTCCTTCGCGGCTTTCTTATGGGCTAACCGTACTTCGTCAGGCACTGCTGTGTAGTTGTATGTAATGTGTCCCTTCTCAGGCACTGCCGCTTCTCGCGTAACGTGGTATGAATCTGTAACCTGCTTGAGTGTTGAAGAGATATATGATTCTTGTATCTCTGGGTACTTTGCCAAAACACGTTTACGTATCTCAAGGCTATTGATACCGGGGTTTGCTACGATAAATTCCATTACCTTAGATACTGTTGTGCGTTTCTTTTCCATTGTGTTCTCCTGTGGTTGATTTGCTTGTGCGTCTTGGTTGTCCCATTCGGTCAGGACTGCTTTCACTTTCGACATTTCCTCTGCTAGTGTTCCCATTTCATCCTCCATAAGTTGCGATACTGTCTAACATGGCCTCCACGTCATGCAGGTTGTCTTCCCGCACAACAATGGCTCGACCTCCCGAATCCCTGATTTGCTTCAGGTTCTTCTCCTGTAACGCAGTGGTCTTACCCTTACCTGCCTTACATTCGATTGCGAAAAACACTCCGTTGTAGCACCCAACAATGTCGGGTATACCTGCTGAACCAAACCCACCCGCCACGGGGTAGAAGTAGTACAAGCCAAAGTGCTCTTTAAGAATCTTCACGACTGCTGTTTTAACTTTCTTCTCTGGTGTCATAACAATGCCTCGCCTACTTCTTCGACTTCCCTTTGTCTTTCCTTGCGGTGCGCCGCTTCGAGTTGTTTGCCATCGACTCTCGTAAAAGGCCAGCACGTCTTGAAGGTACGCCCATCTGCTTGGCTATGTGGCTCACCATGTTGTCGCTCAGTCCGTAGTCCATTGCGACTGACGCATGTTTCTCTCCCGTCAACAACCTCTTGCATATCGCCTCGTTGCGTTGGTGTCTTATCCTCTGTCTCTCCACCGCATCTGCGTGTGCGGGTATGTGTTTCTGCATCGTTCTCCATAGTCCATCTCCAATCTCGTATGTGTTGTACTTGTATGCACATGTTGTGCATGATCTCTTGCGCCTGTTGACCGTATCGGAATACAGATCACGTGTCTCAAGCACCGTGGTCAGGCTGTTGCACTTCGGACACTTCATCTTCAAAGATTTCCTTACCCGTTTCTACGATGCCACCCTCCATCATCTTCCGCACGACTGCCATTTGTGATGCGTTCACAATCAACCTTGTGGGTTTGTCTTGTATGGTTTCGTCTTTGAACATGTCCTGCATTTGCGTTAGCACATCTTCTATGCTTAGTTGTTTAGTCATTCTTTAACCCCTTGATAAACACCGCAAAGCTATTTACCGTGTCTGCGCCAAACGCCCATGTAAACCGTTGCAACTCAGTCACTATCTCGTCAATAGTTTCGTTACGCACCGCACGTTTCTCTTCATCAGTCATGTCAATCCTTTAAGTACCAAGTTTCTAAAAAACTGCTGATAGCTAGATAGCCAAACAACACTACTACCAACGTCACCACACCTACCCCCATCAGTAGGCATATCAATCCAATGTTTGCTAAATCAGAGTCCATACCTCACCTCAATTCTGTGCAAGGTAGTACGCCGCACACACAATCAGCAAGACAACAAGCAAAGGCCATTGTGGTTTCATTCTTCACCTCTCTTTTCGTTTATGTAATACAAACTGTCGTTGACTTTGAAGCCAACCTCTCTCACGTACACACCTTCATCTGTGATACGCAACATGGATACGGCTTCCATCACCCACTTAGACACATCTGCCTGTGGTATGTTTGTTTGTAGCCTATCACCAGAACTTGGCAATGTAAAGTCTACTACATCAAACGTACCATCGGGGTTGATAGATACCCTAAGAACATCTTGTGTTGGTAGGTTTGTTGTCATGTAGTAGGCTTGGTGGTAACGCTTGGTGAAGCGTAGGTCAAGAAAGATTGACTGCGCCAATGCGTCATTAGAATCCGCCAATCGTTTCTGAAACCGCTCCCAATCTAGGAAGTCAGGTGCGCTCATAGAAACACCCAGTACAACGTACTGTTGATCTTCACACCCACATCCATGATGGAACTACCTGCGTTGCCAATCTGCAGTACGGCAACCTTGTCTGATATTTCTTGTGGCACATCGGCCAAGTCATACACCACCTTGCGTTCCTCCCCATCAATCTGATACTCAACTGAGTTTGGTTTAGCCCAAACAAAACATGTGCGCGGCTTGTATGCTGATACTTGTTTGAGCATCTCGTCTTCTGCGGCAAGCAACTGCACACCTGCGGTGAACTCCTTGGTCAACGGTACATACCCTGTGCGAATCATGTTACGCATCTCGTCCAGTATGGTGCTTCGATCTATACGTGCCGCACCTATCAATCTGTCACCCGCAGGTTCACGGATAGTGTTCAACGCCACACCTAAGTCACCCATCTTGTCTGCTCTCAATTCCTCAAACAGTATGGGCTTCAAGAACTGCATAGCGTTCTTGATCGCGTTGGAAAAGTTTTTGGTCTTCTTGGACTTGTAGCCCTCGCTGTATGACGCGAACTTCTCGTTCTGAATACGCTGTGACTTCACCACATACAAAATATCTTTGTTGTTGTCAGCCATCTCCATACCAATCGTACCCACACCCATGTCGGGCGCATCCTTGTAGGCAATACCCACATCTGCATACACACGGTAGCCTTTACCGTTGTACCAAGCAGGGCGGTGATCAAGGCGCAACACAACATCTGAACGCTTGTGCTTCATCTCATTCCAAAACTTAATCAACCCTTGCGTGACGGGAACCTCGTCACACAACCAATGTGGGTGGCTGTTGGCCTTGGCTTCGTTCACGGCGTGAACGTAGTCGGTGTACCTTGTAGTACCTAAAAAATCTTCCTGTTTAATCATGGTTCACTCCTATACTGGTTAGTCTTGCTCTTGTTACAACTGCCTCTGCTATCAACCCATACGCGCGTTCAATGTGTTCTTCTTCTGCGGTTGGCATGTTGATAACCTCTACCAACGATTTAATCGTCATCTCCACGAACTGCAATGCGTTTTCGTACTCTGCTTGTGTCATCGGTTTAAGAACTCTCGCCATATCACCCCCTTCTGTGGTTGTCTGCAAACGCTACGCCTAGTGGCACATCAATCTGTCTCCAAGGACGCACCATCCTATAAAACTGTTCGCCTGTCATCTTGCTACGTAGGTAATCTACTGTTGGTATGGTGTACTCGTACACCCAATGTCCTACTCTGCCGCCACTAGGCAACTCTGACTCAGTTTCATACCTACCATGTGATTGTGTGTACGCTTTGTGGAACGCAGAAATTGCATCTACCCACTTCTCGCCGTATTCCTCACCCTCGGCACGAACTAACCAATCAGTGTCCTGCAAGAACTGTTCACCATCGTGACGGTCACGCCATGTGTGATTTGCTTTTGGGTCATAGCCAATCATGTCAGCCATTGGTTGGTAGTAGTCCAAGAACGCTTGCCATTCAACTACGGCTTTCTTGGCTTTCTCGCGGTCAATCAAAAACTTGCTCTCACGAACTACGCCTTGCCCCACTTCGTAATACTTCACACCATCTTTTTCATACGGTATGAAAGTCATAGTAAGCCCATCGTTGCGGTAGTACATAGGCTCACCATCAGGGCGTGACACCTTGAAATACTTTTTAGCGCCGTACTTCACGAACTTGATACCGTCAGGCAACAACGCAGACAACATCTCCCATGTAGAGAAGCTAGTCATCCACTCAGGTGTGAACCGTAACACGCCATGCTCGTTGATCATCAAGAACGGTTTGACCTCATCAGTAAAGCCTGTTGTGTCGTACTTGTTTGTCTTGTTGTTGAATGTACGTTGGGGATAGCTTCTACGGAACGCCATGCCAACCCATCCATCCTTCTCGTACCAAGATTCCCATGTGCGTCTACGCACAGACAACGGGCGCAACTCGATGCCCCATGTCTTACGCGCACCACCAATCGGTTTGGTGTTGTCGTGTTGCTCTTTGATGGTTGCGTAGTTGTTCATGCGGATGTTGAACCCGTACCAATGACGTATGTTGTATTCACGTTTTGCCATGATTTGCCCTTTCTCTGATACCTGTAACTTAGTCGATATAGATAGCCGCGCCCACCGTAGGCGTAGGCTTGTACCCACCACAGATTGCCCACAGTACGGGGTGTTGCCACGTACCCCACCCGCCAACATATCCGTCAGTCAGCACGATGACGCACTCAGGCTTGAGTTGTTTGTCTGCAATGTATTGAGGGATACACGCAGGGTCAGTACCCCCACCACCCGCAGGTTTGGTTGACTTCACCAAGTTACCCAATTCCTCACGCCCATACACCTCATGTGCCGCCACCTCGGTGTCCCAGTACAACAAGTCCACCAACTCAGGTTGCACGTTCATGCAGATCGCCTGTACCTCAGACAAGAACTCGTTTAGTTCACGCCCACCGATAGAACCCGATGTGTCAATGGCAATCACCACACGACCCATTGATTCACTCACGGTGCTAGGCATGTACATGTCATGCTGTAACCAGCGACGGTTGACACGTTGCCACGTGGAAATATCTTTACCGTCAGCCAATGAACTCACGTAGTCACGCAACTGCTCACGCCAATCAACCTTGGGTTCAAGCAACTCACCCAACTCACGCGACTGCTTGCCGCCCATCTTGCCTGCCATAAGCTGACCCTGACGGATAGCTTGGTTGACTTCCTTGACATGTTCCTCAATCTCTTGCTGTGACATGCCTGACGTATCCCAGTCGTGAACGTCCAAGCCACCGCCCTCACCTTCTCCATCACCGCCTTGGCCTTGGCCTTCATCCATCAACAACTTGAACACCTCTTGTGAGTCCATGCCACGGAAACGCTCATCAAGCAGACCGACCTTGGGCAACGTGACAAAGCCACTCGATGACTTCTCAATGTCCTTGATCAGCAGGTTGATCACGTAGTCACACGCCATGTTCGCGCATCGTGCGTTTTCCTCATACAGATGCTTCCACAGAAACGTATGTTGGAAAGTCTTGTGCAGGTTCTCGTGCATGATCAGCCCGCGTAAGTCGCTGTCAGACAACTTACCTACAAAATCTTTACCGTACATAACGTCAATGCCGTTGGTACATGCGGTTGGGATTTCCTCCATCACCTTGTACTTGCCGACCATGATGATGCTCGCATACTCCATAGTATCTTTGTGAGCCATCAATTCAACGTGCGCTCGCTCAATCCGCTTGATAGCGGGTAACTGTTGTGTTGCTGTTACAAACATATTTACGTCCTCTCTTTCATACCGTATGAATTACTTACGTGCAAACAAGTAGTTGTTGTCTGCCGCCCACTTAGCGAACTTGGGGTTGGTTGCCGCAACGCTACGCTTGGGACACAGATCGCTCATCACACTACGTGCAAACAAGCCTTGTGATTCCTTGCTCATGCGTGGCAGATAGTCCATCCATGAACCCATCGTGTCCTTCTCAATGCGCTGTACTGCCTTGGCAATCAACATACATGCCGCCGCCGCGCTCGTTGGTACGGTGGCAGTTGTTGGGTGCTTGACCAAGTCATCCCATGAAGTTAGTTGGGTATCCAACTTCACCATCGTCAACAAGTTGTGCATGGCTTTCTCACCGACTGCGCCCTTCAATGCGTGACACATAATGTCGTCACCCAAGATCATGGTGCGGTTGATAACGTCCGATGCAGTCTCAAGCGAACGGGGTGTAACGAATGACGAACGCACATCACGTGGGTCATAGATATACATGTTCTGCTCAGGCTTCTCGTAGTCCTCAAACGATGCCAACATCTCAGGGAACTCTTGTACCGTGGCAATGACGATGGGGTTGAAGTTGTTGTTGATAGCGAACGTAATGAATTCCTCCGATGTAGGCTTGGCTACACGGGTTTGAATCACACGGTTACGTGCATGGGGTGGCACGTTGTCGCCGATACCCTCGACACTCAAATTAGTTGTGGCAAACACCACAGAATTCTTGTGCAAGTTGTAAGTGCCAAGCGAACGCTCTTGCATCAACCGCAGACAAGCGTTCATCACGCCGCCCTTGGCCTTGCCCAACTCGTCCAACATCATCACGATGGGGCGATCAGTAAAGTGCATACCGAATTCCTCGTTGGGAACAAAGCGACACACCTCGTTACCGTCAATGTCTTTGATCTTCGGAACCATGAAGTCACCAACATCTTTAGTGGTGATATCTACGTAACAGAAGAAATGATCTTTGAACTTGGGGTTGTGCTTCAAGGCTTTGAGGATTGATGATTTACCAATACCCATTTCACCTTGCGCTAAGACAGTCCGCAGATCACCGACAGCGGCGATCAGATCAGCGGTTTGAGACAGAGACAGAGATTTAAACATTGACATGATGATTACCTTTCAAATTAAACAAACAAACTTTCATACGGTATGAAACCGCCCATTGATACTTGTAACTCACAGCGAAAACTTATCCAGCAGGGCGTCAACCTTCTGCTTAGTCTGCTCACGCATGTGATCGCTCTCACGTAGTGATGACGCATCTACGTTACGCAGTGCATCCTCCAACTCCATCCGCATTGCTTCCATGCGAACGTCACCCGTGATGTTGAAGTGACGCAACAAACCGCATACCTCAATGGCGTTGTCAACCAGACTATCCCTAAAGATTTTCCGTTTGCCGTCCTCGGTATCCGACAGTCGCTCACTCATACGTGTAAGCACATCGTGTAGCCTGTCCCACGCATCTTGCATGGCGTCATTCACACGGGTACTCAGCACGTTCTCATAGTGGTCACGCATCTCACGCAACCCTTCCTCTCCAATGTCCACACGAAAATCCCCTGCCGTTGGCAACGGGCTAAACGCATAGCGGAAACCAAACTTGTCCACGATCTGCTCACGCAACGGGTAGTCGTCACGGTTGAACAAGTCGCCCAACTGAAACGCCGCCGCCGCAACCAATGTGTCGTACTCATTCAAGAACGCATTGACTGCATTGGTGAACTGGTGCTCGTACTCGGTCAGCCGTGACTTGTAGTCGATGAACGATGCCATGTTCAACACACGGTCACCGTTGTCACCCCACGGTTGGGTCACCGTGTAGTGCCATGTACGCACAGCGTTGGCAACCTTGGTGATTTCCTCCAACTTACCCGAACCTGCCAACAGATTCTTGTGGTAGTTACCTGCCCGTGTCTTGGTTGACTTGGCTTGGTCAACTTCCTCAGACACACGCTTGTCCAACTTGCGCCCCGTCCATACAGACAATGACATGTTGACGATAAGGGCAGAACCCGACAACTTAGATACAACAACTTCTTCCATGATGATTCCCTCTCAGATTGAATGTCTCAGTTTCATACCGTATGAAACCTCAACAACTTACACACAATACTAACTAACAAGCCTATATTATAACAGCTTTACACGTGGGTGTCAAGCCGTACCCTTTTGGTGTTCTTCAAACTCACGCACCATCTTGTCCCTCACTTCCTTATCTTCGATGAACTTGGTCAGCACATACCGCGCCATACGCGCATTGTTCCGCGCCTCCAACCACCATGCCGTGGCACAGACAGCCCACACCAACAGCACCAACTCCAACACAGTAAAGTCCATAGTCATATCAATCCTCCATTACAAAGTTACGCAACACATACTCAAACTCGTTGGGGTATGCGTCACCCATGTCCAATATCAACCGTGTGAACTGGTAGTCCACCGCCGCCTTGCCCTTGCATCGGCGCACGGTTTCAACCAAATATTCCCACACCACAATCGCATGTTCATTCATATCATTTCTCCCAGTTGTCTTCGTCTACTTCCCATGAGTCATACACATCGGGGTCGTTGGCAGTCGGGTCGAACCGTTCCAACCCAATGCGCTCGGCGTCCTCTTGCGTGTCAGCTTCCACCTCCACGCGCCCAATCACCGTCACCTCAACAATCCATTTCTTCATATCAATCCCTCAACATCTTTTGGTTTGTTTGTTTTAGTGTGGTACTTGCTGCCGCTTGTGTAACGAACATGTACCCACCCTTCCCGTACTCTTGCACCACAGTCCAGCTTCGGCGCTCTGCCCGTGCCATGTCTTCACCACACCACAGACAACACCGATAGCCCAACTGCCACCGTCCCAATGGCACATCATCCCCACACACGTTGCACTCTTTATATGTAGTCATGCGAACTCCCCTTTGTTTGCTCGTTCAATCAACCCGATGCCACCACTCACAGCCAGTATCCGCATGTCGTCAACACCACACTTCACCGTGTCCACACCCGTAGGTCTGCACTGGTTACGGTGTCGTGATGTTGTCTGACTGAACTGACTTGCGTTCTCGTACCATGTGTCAGCCGTGTCGTCATACACGAACATCGGCCATGAGTAACGGTAGGAATACACCACGTACAACTTGTTGTCGTATGCGTTGACACTCCACTCGGCCCATGTGTTGCTACCTCGGAACGGCTTGCGCTCGTCCACCATGTCCCGTGCCTTACCATTTGCTATCATCTTTAATGACATATAGTTACCTTGTTTACCTTTCTGTTGCATTACCCACCTCAGATGCGCTGAGTCGTACTGCTTCTTGCCCATTGGTCTGCCTCTCTTTCAAGTTTCAAGCGGTCACGTTCTTGGACTTTCATACGGTATGAAAGCGATTTCGTTTTTCCATCGTTAGTACTTTCACCCGTGTACATGCCAATCCACAACTTGTTGTCAGGTGTGTACTTACGATTCGATTTACTCATTGCCGTCCTCCTCATTCAATACTGCCCATGCCACACCACCAAGCAGGATGCCTGCAACGATGAAGCCCATCTCAAACAACGCGCCCTCTTGCCCGTGGCAAATCGTGATCAGCGCACTTGCCAACAACGTATACAAAACAATCTCAATCTTGCTCATTTGGTTTCTCCAGTTTCTTTGCCATGATTTCATCCAACAAGTCCATCGACCGTGGCTTTATGAATCCGCGCATTGCGGCATCGTGTTGTAGGAAACGATCTTCCTCCAACTCCTCTTGCGTGAACCAACTTATGTTTGGCCGACTCGCTTGCTGAATGTCACGCACCGCCTTGATCATCTCGTACATACGCTTCTGATACTCGCCCACCATCTCAGGATGTTGCTTGACCATCGCGCCGTAGAAACCCCACGCAATATCAAATATCTCCGCGCCTTGGTGCGCCTCACTCATCAGCGGGTACGCATCAACAACTAATGCTTCCGTATCTACTTTAATATCAACTATCATGCCGCAGTCCTTTCTTTGCATTTTGTTACCGTAACCAACCAGTCGCGCCTACCGAAACCCCACAGTAACGCCGCTTGTTTACGTGCGTCATCCTTGGTCGGTGCGGTCAACGTCATCATCAACCCTTTGCAATAGCAATCCCACATCATCGCCACACTCCCTTCAACACTTGTTGCTTGTCCACTTTCATACCGTATGAATGTTCGGGTACATACCACACATACTTGGCGTTCTCGTGCATGACCATCTGGTCTGCGTACTTGGTGTCGAGCCTGTCCACTTCGATCTCGATGTAGTGCAGAGCACTTGGCACATGGACGATGTGCGTGTTTATGTCGGTGGATTTTGTCGTGCTTGGTACGCCAGACAAGTGCGCCCACTTCTTAGCCAGTATGACCAAGCTAGTGCGGGTTGACTTGTCGGCAACTTTGATGGTCGTCTGCTTGATGAGCGTATGACGATGGTATAACTTGAGATTGACCTGCATGTAATGCCTTTCTGTTTGGTCGTTCGGTTTTCATACCGTATGAAAGCCGTCATTTGGTTTTGTTCCGAATGAGCCTTAATTATATCAACTTTACGTTACCTTGTCAAGCTGTTACTGTGTGGTTTCATACGGTATGAAAGTGAGTGATATGGTGTATTGTCTCAAACCTCTTATATTTTTAAAAGCGGGAATAATGTTAAGTCCTTGATTCCATTGGGTTTTTTGCCCTATTATTCTATTATTCCAATATTCCGTGTTTTTTTGTATAACTGCAAACACAGACAAGCGAACACCACAACAAGTGAAAAAGCCCAAGAAAAAGGGCTTAGAGAGTGTAAAAAAATTTAGTCTTCATATATTTTATTTTTAGAGAATAATAGAATAATAGGGGGAAAGAACAATGCAAGTGCTTGATTTCATTGGGTTTTGTATTATTCCCGACTGCGGAAGTTTGCAGAACTAAATAGAGGTTTACAGTCAGCGTATCACGCAACACGGCGCATCACCAGCTTAACATGTACGGCCAACTTCGAGGATACAGGTTTCAGGGTTTCATACGGTATGAAAGTAAAGATGTAATAAGGAGTAGTATGTGTAGCGTAACATGGTATAACTTGGCGCAACGCTGTACGGCCAGCTTCGAGGGTACAGGTTTCAAAGGGTTAACGTGTTATATAAAGTGATTAGCTAGTGTAAAAGCGGCACGCGTCAACGTGTTGTACGGTGTTCATGGTGGTGTTGGTCCTGGGGTATTGAGATACAGGTATCAACGCCCAAGATATTTGGGCGAAAAAAAAACCCCAACCTTTCGGTCGGGGTTTCATACGGTATGAAAGTTATTCGGCTTCGCCTTCTTTCAACGCGCCATTCAAGATCAGGTAGCTTTCGACACCTTCTAGCAGGTTGTCGATTTCACCGTTGTCCCAAGATGCCTGCAGGTCTTGCAGGAAAGCCGCAAACCCTGCGTCACGGAAAGCCGTGGCTAGCTTTTGTGCCAACGTCTTGCCGTTGCCTTCGGCCTTGGCCTTCGCGGCCTTGGCCTTGGCGCGTTGCATATTCCAATCCGTCACAGGCTTGCCACTTGCAACGTGCGCCTTGAATGTAGGCAAGTAAACCTTTTGCGCGGTACTTGCCGACACATTGGCCGACACGCATCCGTCAATAAAGGCCGTTGCCAAGGCGCATCCCGTGCCGTCCTTCTTATACGTGCCGATCTTGGCTTTGGCATTGTGCAAGGCCGCGATGTTCTTATTCGCCGCCTCACGCAAAGCCGCCGCTTTGTTTTCAAGATCGTTGACTGCACCAACTGCAACGCCAACTTGTTGAGCCAAAGAAACCAAAGAGAGAGAAGATTTAGTCATGATGAATCCTTTCAGATGACTACTGGCAAACAATCAATGCGTTGTCTGAACCAGTGCCTATAATGTACTTCAAATCGTACCGTCTTGCACGGGATAGCTTGGAATTGACAACTTTCATACCGTATGAAAGCGGGGACGGATACGGAGACCCCACCCCCCAGATTTATGAATGGGTCCCATGGGCGGGTACTGCTACTCGAATCCGCTCATTAGAAGACCAACTTTTGAGAATAGGTACTCCAGATCGACATATCTCTACACTTCGTGAGTCCTAGTAATCACACACCAAAAGATGTTGTAGGGGGAGGGGGTTATGCTTTTCCGGATTACTCCGACGCAAAGACTTTCCAGAAACACCCCCCGGGTCCTTTTTTATTTGGGTTCCCATGCCCCCATATATTTTTTGTGTTACATTTCGGTCAACTTCGGAGTGCCATCTTCCTCCTATGATTCTTGTTACACCAGAACTAAACGTTCCACCTCCCTTCCGCATGACGGACGAGGAGATCACAGACATACGTGAGAAAGCTATACGAGCTTTCAATACCGTAGAGTTTTTGCGTGCGAACGGTCTGGACGATGCAGAAACTGTCGTCACCCAAGAAGACAGGAAGACCGCACGTTCTGTGATGATGGACAACCCCACCACGACATTGGCAGACATCAACACGCCGGGCAAGGCACTGATGTTGAAAGCACTGCTGAATGAGTACGATTTCGAGGTGGTGCGTAACGCACAGCAGCTCCGCTCATATATCAAGCTCAAGTTGCTTGAGAAGTCAGACTGCGGCGACCCCAAGATTGAGATGAAGGCGCTGGACATGTTGGGCAAGCTCAGTGACGTGGGCGCGTTCACCGAACGCGTTGAGATCAGCGTCACCCACCGCACGACTGAAGAGTTGGAGAATGAGCTGGCCAGTAAGTTGGCGCAGTACATGACCGACATCATCGACGTGGAGGCCAAACCACCGACAAATTCGGACCCGTTGCCCAAGGCACCCGCGGTGCAGGTAATAGATATAGACGCTGAGTTGGGTTTCGTGGGAGGTGAGCTCGGTGAGTGAAGCCCGCGACATGCTCAAAAGCCCCAAGGTGATTGAAGCGATACAGCAGATGTCACCGGTGCAGTTGTCGGCGCTCATCAAACGGTTCCCAAAAGACGAGCAAGGTGCGATCACCGAGATTTTGGAAGAGTTGCGGACCCGAAAAGTGCGGGTAAGGGCCACTGATGACTTCATGGAGTTCGTCCATGTGGTCTGGCCTACGTTTATTCACGGTCGGCACCACGAGAAAATGGCCCAAGCGTTCGAGTCGGTGGCCAATGGGGAGTGCAAACGGCTGATTATCAACATGCCACCCCGTCATACGAAGTCAGAATTCGCGTCTTACCTGCTCCCAGCTTGGTTTTTGGGCAAATTTCCGCACAAAAAGGTCATTCAGACGTCCCATACAGCCGAATTAGCCACTGGTTTTGGCCGAAAAGTCCGAAATTTGGTCGATTCTGAGCCATATAAGAAGGTGTTCCCCCAAATTGAACTACAAACAGACTCTAAAGCGGCTGGTCGATGGAACACAAACTTTGGCGGTGATTATTTTGCTATCGGTGTCGGCGGTGCTGTTACTGGTAAGGGTGCTGACATCCTCATTATTGATGATCCTCACTCGGAACAGGAAGCCGCGATAGGCGCGTACAACCCAGAGGTGTACGACAAGGTGTATGAGTGGTACACGTCCGGCCCGCGTCAGCGTTTGCAGCCCGGTGGGGCGATTGTGATTGTGATGACACGTTGGTCGCTGAGAGATTTGACCGCTCAGGTGCTGAAGTCCGCCGCCAACCGTGGTGGTGAGGAGTGGAAAGTCATCGAGCTGCCTGCGATTCTGCCTAGTGATAAACCCTTATGGCCAGAATTCTGGTCGGAGAAGGAACTCAAGGCGCTCCGTGAAGAATTGCCGTCAGGCAAGTGGATGGCGCAGTACCAGCAGCAGCCTACCTCGGATACCAGCGCGATCATCAAGCGTGACTGGTGGAAGTGGTGGGAGGGAGAGCGCCCGCCAGCTTGCGAGTTCATCATCCAGTCGTGGGATACGGCACACGAGATGAAGAAAGTCAACGACTACTCCGCGTGTACCACGTGGGGTGTGTTCTATAACGACGAGGACCGCGGTCTGCCAAACATCATCCTGCTCAACGCGGGCAAGAAGCGCGTGGAGTTCCCTGAGCTCAAGAAGTGGGCGTTTGAGGAGTGGGAAGAGTGGGAGCCAGATTCGTTCTTGGTGGAGAAGAAGGCGGCGGGTGCGCCGCTCATCCAAGAGTTCCGAGCGATGGGTATCCCGGTCCAAGAGTACAGCCCCGGCAAGGGCCAAGATAAGATCACCCGCTTGAATAGTGTTGCGGATTTGTTTGCATCGGGTAAAGTATGGGCACCGCAGACACGCTGGGCGGAAGAACTCGTGGACGAGGTTGCGTCCTTCCCATCCGGTGAACACGACGACTTGGTTGACTCAATGACACTGGCACTGATGCGCTTTCGCTCAGGCGGTTACTTGCGTTTGCCCAACGATGAAGAAGATGAGATCAAGTACTTCAAAGGCTACCGCCGTGAAAAATACTACACAGTGTAAGGACTGAAAATGGAAAAAAGTTTGTACGCAGCGCCTATGGGCTTGTCGGAACTCGCAGAACCAGCGATTGAGATCGAGTTGGAGATTGAGCCGACTGACGACGACCTGATGGAAGACGAGGCCAAAGAAGGCACGGCGGATGACTTTGATGCCAACTTAGCTGAGTTTATGGACCCTGATGACTTGCAGTCGTTGGGCGAAGACTTGGTGTCGGACTTCGACAAAGACATTGGTGACCGCAAGGACTGGATGCAGACTTATGTGGACGGCCTCAAACTGTTGGGTCTGAAGTACGAAGAACGCACGGAACCTTGGAACGGCGCGTGCGGGGTGTTCCACCCCATGCTGACTGAGTCTGTGGTGCGCTTTCAGTCTGAGGGAATTACGGAAACATTCCCAGCCGCTGGTCCTGTAAAGACGCAGATCATTGGCAAAGAGACACGTGACGTCGAAGAAGCAGCAGCTCGCGTGCGCGACGACATGAACTACCAGTTGACGGAAGTGATGTATGAGTACCGTCCAGAGCACGAGAAGATGCTGTGGAACTTGCCCATCACTGGTAGCGCGTTCAAGAAGGTGTACTTCGACCCAAGTAAAGGTCGTCAGATGGCGGTGTTCATCCCCGCCGAAGACATCGTGGTGCCATACGGCGCGAGTAATCTTGAGACCGCCGAGCGTGTAACGCACGTGATGCGCAAGACGGAGAATGAGATTCTGCGCTTGCAAGAAGCTGGGTTCTACGCTGACATTGAGTTGGGCGAGCCCACATTTGAGTTGGACGACATTGAGAAGCAGAAGGCTGAGGAGACTGGCCTGACTGCGACGGAAGACGACCGTTACCGCATCCTTGAGATGCACGTGGACTTGAACCTCAAAGGGTTTGAGCACAAGAACAAGAAGGGTGAGGAGACCGGCATCGGCCTGCCATACGTCGTGACGTTGGAGAAGGGCACTCGTAAGATTTTGGCCATCCGCAGGAATTGGTATGAAGAAGACAAACTCCAGCTCAAGCGCCAGCACTTTGTGCATTACCAATACATTCCGGGGTTCGGTTTTTACGGCTACGGACTCATTCACCTCATCGGTGGTTACGCGAAATCGGCAACCATGCTCATTCGTCAACTCGTCGATGCTGGTACGCTCTCTAACTTACCGGGGGGTCTTAAATCTCGCGGACTGCGAGTTAAAGGCGATGACACACCAATCGCGCCCGGTGAGTTCCGCGACGTAGACGTCCCAAGCGGTTCCATCCGCGACAACATTCTCCCCCTGCCTTACAAGGAACCAAGCCAAGTTCTGTTTGCGCTGTTCCAGCAGATCGTGGAAGAAGGCCGTGCGTTTGCCTCCAGCGGTGATATGAACGTGTCCGACATGAGTGCTCAGGCACCCGTGGGCACCACACTGGCTATTCTGGAGCGAACCCTCAAAGTGATGGGCGCTGTTCAGGCACGGATGCACTTTACGATGCGCCAAGAGTTCAAGCTCTTGAAGGTCATCATCGCTGACTACACACCTGATGAGTACGACTACGAGCCAGTTGATGGCAGTCGCAAGGCCAAACGCAGTGACTACGACTTGGTGGACGTGATTCCAGTGAGCGATCCCAACGCGTCAACGATGGCGCAGAAGATCGTGCAGTACCAGTCTGCGCTCCAGCTCGCTCAGTCCGCGCCCCAGTTGTATGACCTGCCCTTGTTGCACCGCCAGATGTTGGAGGTGTTGGGCATCAAGAACGCCAACAAGCTCATCCCGACTGAGGACGACGCCAAGCCGATTGACCCCGTGCAGGAGAACATGAACATCCTGACGATGAAGCCGGTCAAGGCGTTCCTTGAGCAGAACCACCAAGCGCACATCGGTGTGCACATGGCTGCGATTCAGGACCCCAAGATTCAGCAGATGATGCAGAACAACCCGCAGGCTCAAGCGATCATGGCCTCGGCGATGGCTCACATCAACGAGCACGTTGCGTTCGAGTACCGCTTGCAGATTGAGCAGCAGATGGGTATGTCGTTGCCTCCGATGGAGAAGAAGGACGAAGACCACCCACCAGTGCCAGCAGAAATGGCGGACATGATCGCCATGCGTGCGGCGCAGGCGTCCCAGCAGTTGTTGGGGCAGCACCAGCAGGAAGCTGCCGCAGCCGCTGCACAGCAGAAGGCACAGGACCCGATTGTTCAGATGCAGCAGCAGGAGCTCCAGATCAAGATGCAGGAGTTGCAGCTCAAGCAGCAGAAACAGCAGATCGACGCTGTGGCCAAGGCCGACCAACTCGAAATCGAGAAGGCCCGCATCGAAGCACAAAAAGAAATCGCCGCCATGCAGGTGGCCGCAAACTCTGCTGCACAGAAAGATAAAGCTCAACGCCAACAGGAGACTGAAGGCACACGCATGGGAATTGACGCTGCCAAACACCGCGCTCAATTGGCCATGCAAGCCCGCCAACAAGAGCAACAACGTGCTGCACAAAATCGCACGCCACGCTCTCAGCGAAAGGACGATAAGTGAACCAAACAGCGTTCGAGTACTTAGCCACGGAGATTGACAAGCTCCGTAGCGACCAAGTTTCCCACCTTGCCCAAGGTGGTGCCAAAACGTTTGACGAATACCGTCACGTCTGTGGAGTCATCCGAGGTCTGACTCATGCAGAAACCCTTGTCAAAGACCTTGTGCAAAAAATGGAGTATTCCGATGAGTGAATTTGATGTGTCCGCTGTGGACTTGTCCGGCATCCTTAACACGACCGCCGAAGAAAAAGCCAAACAGTTGCCCGACCCCAAGACGTTCCACTTACTTTGTGTGGTTCCAGAGGCGATGGAGGAATATGCTGACAGTGAGATTGGCATCATTAAGTCCAGCCAAGCTATGCACTATGAAGAAGTACTGACCCCAGTGCTGTTTGTGGTGAAGTTGGGTCCAGATGCGTATTCGGACGAAACCCGGTTCCCAAGCGGACCGTCGTGCAAACCCGGTGACTTTGTCATCTGCCGCCCCAATTCAGGCACCCGCTTGAAGATTCATGGCCGTGAATTCCGCATCATCAACGATGACTCGGTTGAAGCGACTGTGCAAGACCCGAGAGGCATAACGAGAGCGTCATGAAAACATGCTCCAAATGCGGGGTAGAAAAACCCACAGACCAGTTTGTACGGGCGCAATGCAAGCCGTGTCGTAATCAAAAAATTATGGACTGGCGCAAAGCAAACCCAGACAAATGCAAATCCGCAAAACAGAAGTATTACGCTTCTGAAAAGGGTAAAGCACAAAAACGTAAAGAAGAGGCTGCGTATGCAACGTCTGGTGGTAGAGCCATCTCTGAACGTAAACGCGCAGAGCGTCCTGTGTCTGAGGCAAGAAAACAAGCCAGATTACGGTATCAATTGATGCGTAGTTCTGGTGAAAAAGTACTTAACCAGTTTGATGCTTGGGTATTGAAAGAAGCTGTTGAGCTCACTCGTTTGCGTAAGCAAGTATGCGGTGGTGAGTGGCATGTGGATCACATTACCCCAGTCAGCAAAGGCGGGTTATGCACCCATGACAATTTACAAGTTGTCCCGGCTTATTGGAACCGGTCAAAATCCAACAAACATACCGAGCGATTTTTCGCTTGTGCTAAGGAGTAAAACATGCCATTACCAAAATTTGAAGACGCCAGTTTTGAGTTTCCTGACGAGAAGGAAGAAAAGGCCAAAGCGAAAGCTGAGGCTAAGAAAGACGACGATTTCCAATTGGAGATCGAAGACGACACCCCACCCGAAGATCGTGGCCGTAAGCCTGCTGCTACTCCGCCCGAAGACCCAACTGAAGATGAGCTCGCCTCATACGACGAGAAGGTTCAAGCGCGTATCAAGAAGTTCACACGTGGCTATCACGATGAGCGACGCGCCAAAGAGTCGGCTGAACGTGAGCGCGAAGCTGCTGAGGAGTTCGCACGCCAAGTGTTTGAAGAAAACAAACGCTTGCAACAGCAGTTGGCCACTGGCAGTAAAGCGTTCATTGAGACATCCAAGTCTGCTGCTGAGGTGGAGCTGGAAGCCGCTCAGAAGAAGTACAAGGATGCCTACGAAGCAGGCAATGCAGATGAGTTGGTAGCCGCGCAAACCGCGATTGCCAAAGCAACTCTCAAGCTGGACAAAGCTGAGGGCATGAAGCCTATTGAGGTGGAAGAACGGGAATTCAAAACTGCCCCCAAATCAGATGAGCCCAAAGTCAGCCCACGCACAAAAGCGTGGTTAGAAACCAACAGTGATTGGTTTGGTGCTGATGATGAAATGACAATGGCTGCTATGGGCCTTGACAAGCGCCTACAAAAAGAGTATGGTGCGGACTATATTGGTACAGAAGATTATTTCAAAACAATCGACCGTACCATGCGGAAAAGATTTCCTGAACACTTCGGTGAACAGAGCCATGAGGATGACGAACCTTCCAAAAAAGTCGAACCGGACGAGGATGAAAGTCCACGCCGTGCACAAAAACAATACGCTTCGCCAGTGGCCCCGGCCTCACGAAGCACCCCGCCTAACCGTATTAAGCTGAAGCAGTCTCAAGTTGCGCTTGCCCGCAAACTAGGGATTACCCCAGAGCAGTACGCTAAACAGGTTGCATTACTTACACGAGGTGAATGAGATGAGTCAACAAAACCGATTGAGCCGCGAGTTGGAAAACCGCGCTACAACACAACGTCAAATGGCGTGGCGTCCACCTGAGGCTTTACCGTCTCCGGACCCCCGCGATGGTGTCACACACCGCTGGGTACGCACCAGCATGATGGGTTCTGCTGACGCAGCAAACGTTTCGTCTAAGCTACGTGAGGGATATGAGCCCTGCAAAGCAGAGGATTATCCTGAGTTAATGATGCACGCCACTACTGAAGGTCGCTTTAAGGGCAACATTGAAGTTGGCGGGTTGGTGCTCTGCAAGATTCCAACTGAGTTTTTGAGACAGCGTGAACAGTATTACGCCAACCAAAACAAGTCTCAGATGGAGTCGGTGGACAACAACTTTATGCGAGATAACGATCCCCGAATGTCGAAGTTCTCTGAGAAATCGACCAAGGTATCGTTTGGTTCTGGTTCTAAATAAACTTTTCAAGGAGTCTTAAATGGCTTATCCGACCATCTCAGCGCCTTACGGCCTGAAACCGATCAATCTGATCGGCGGACAGGTGTTCGCAGGTTCTACCCGCGAATTACCCATCCAATACGGCTACGCAACAAACATCTTCTACGGTGACTTCGTTGTGTTGTCTCGTGGCTTCGCTACTCGCGCTGCCGTTTCCACTGGCACTGGTGTAAACCAAGTGACTGGTATTTTCTTGGGCTGTTCGTTCACGAACCCAATCACCAAGCAAAAGCAATTCCAACAGTTCTGGCCCGCAAGCACATTGGCTGGTGACGCTGTCGCTGTCGTCTGTGACGACCCTGACACCGTGTTCCGCGCCGCTGTTTGCTCGTCTGGCACTACTGTGGCTTCTGGCGCTTTGGCAATGGTTGGTACTAACCTGTCCATGATTGACACTGCTGGTAGCGTAACTACTGGTAACTCGTCTAACGCTGTGTTGGCACCCACCGCCACTCCAGTGTCTACGATTCTCCCAGTGCGTTGCGTGGGCGTTGTGCCTGATACTTCCTATAGCTTCAACGCTACAGGTAGTTCTTCGAGCACTACCATTACCCTGACTGGTTCTGGTACACCTCAAGCAATCCCAGTGGGCACCAACGTTGGTTATTTGGCCTCTAACGGTCAATTGATCCAAACCAGCTCGTTCGTTGCCTCTGCCGCATCTGCTGGCGCTACTTCAATCACATTGAACGCAGCAATCGCAGTCCCCGGTGCAGTGACCGCCATTCCAGCTTCTTCTACTGTTGTTTTCACGGTTTACCCTGAAATCTTGGTCAAGATGAACTTGTTGGTGCACGGCTACTACAGCTCGGCCACAGCCTAATAAGGAGTAAATCATGGCTATTTCACGCGCACAATTACTTAAAGAACTCTTGCCCGGCCTGAACGCTTTGTTCGGTTTGGAATATGCACGCTACGGCGAAGAGCACAAAGAAATCTACGAAACAGAGACATCTGAGCGTAGCTTTGAAGAAGAAACCAAACTCTCTGGTTTCTCTGCTGCTCCTGTCAAGAACGAAGGCTCTGCCATCGCTTACGACAACGCACAAGAAGCATGGACCACCCGTTACAACCACGAAACCATCGCTTTGGGTTTCTCGATCACTGAAGAAGCGGTCGAAGACAACTTGTACGACAGCCTGTCTGCTCGCTACACCAAAGGTTTGGCTCGCGCTATGGCTTACACCAAGCAGGTTAAAGCTGCGTCTGTTCTGAACAACGGTTTCTCGTCTGCTTACGCAGGCGGCGACGGCGTTGCTTTGTTCAGCACTGCTCACCCCTTGATCAACGGCGAGCGTAACGCTAACACCCCATCTACTCAAGCTGACCTGAACGAGACTTCCTTGGAAGCCGCCGTTATCCAGATCGCCGCTTGGACTGATGAGCGTGGTTTGCTGATCGCTGCTAAACCCAAGAAGTTGATCATCCCACCAGCATTGCAATTCGTTGCGACTCGTCTGTTGGAAACCGAACTCCGCGTCGGTACCAACAACAACGACATCAACGCGATCAAGAACAATGGTGCCATCCCAGAAGGCTACACCATTAACCACTTCTTGACCGACAACAACGCTTGGTTCTTGACAACTGACGTGCCTAACGGTTTGAAGCACTTCGTTCGTACACCGCTGCAAAACAGCATGGACGGCGACTTCGACACTGGTAACGTCCGTTACAAGGCCCGTGAGCGTTATAGCTTCGGCTGGTCTGATCCTTTGGGCGTGTTCGGTTCTTCCGGCTCGTTCTAAGAGTAAAAGGGGTTCCTTCGGGGACCCCTTTTTTATTTGACAACACCATTATTTGGTGTATATTTCAAAACATCTGGGTGATCTGCCTTACCGCCACTGCCCCAGCAGACGATGCAACGATTGGTAAGGTGCTTTTGCATAAGGAATTTTTATGGCACGCTCCACATTTGAAGGCCCGATTCTCGCGGGTGACAACCGTTTTGGCCCTCTGCGTAACGTTGGTTACACGCTTTTATCCCAGTCAGCGCAATTAACGTTGACAAACACAACCCCCAACACTGCCGCATACGGTGGTAGTTCTGGTGTTTTTGTAGCTTCCAACGGTATCCCCAATTCCTCGGCTGTTGTTTACACCCCCGGCACTACCACCGCAGCTACCATTACTGCCGATAGCGCCACCGCGCTTTTCCGTGGTGTTGTTTTCTATTTGCCAGTAGGAAGCTCAATTGAAAATGTGTTTATTGATACCGTGGTTGTGCCCACCAACGCAGGCGGCGCAATCACTGTAACTCCTTACATTTCCAACACTTTTGCCACGTCGGCTGGCACTATTGCTACTGCGGCTGCTATTAGCGCTGTCGGTCGTACAACTGCCACTTACACTGCGGCTCAAGCCCCTGTTGCTTATTCAACATCGTCAGATATTCCGGGTGTGAACGGCAACCCTGCCTTGTCTCAAGTGGTTGTAACAATTGCTATGACAGCAGGCAGCGGTTTGACTACCATTAGCGCAGGTCAGTTAATTGTGACGGTTCAGTACACACAAAACGATCCCAACATCGGCTCTGCAACAGCTTACCCATACGGTAACCTTGACTAATTAAGCGGGGGCTTCGGCCCCCTTCTTTGGATTTAAGGAGTCTGTATGCGCCCAGTCGTATTATCAATCACAGGGGTTGGAGCTTCCAACCCGTATGCCGTAGACACATACATTTCCCCAAGCAACATGGGCTTGGCGGTTATCGTGTCAGGAACAATCACGTTCAAAGTGCAGTACACGTTTGATGACGTGTTCGCAAAAAACTATGTCGCATCTTCTGGCAATTGGTTTGACCATCCTACGCTTGTGGGGTCGGCCTCCGGAAACTCCAACATTGCGTACCCAGTTACAGGCATTCGTTTGCTCACAACCGCTGGGTCAGGCACTGCGACATTAACAATCATCCAAGCCGGTGGCGGGGGTAACGCATGAGTATCACTACTGACATCACAGGCGGCTCAGGCGCGTCCAATCAACTGTTGGACCTGTTGGCGGTCGTTGCAAACCCAGACGTCTA